CTCCCCCCTTCAGGGGCTGGGCGATTTTCCCATCCCCCCCGATTATCGAGTTAAATCAATGGGTTAGGGAATAGATTGTGCTGGCCTAGTATCTTGCTCGAACTCTTGCCTATGTTGCATTTGCGGCAACAGCATTGAACGTTGTCCCAAGTATGGGAACCACCTGATGCCATGGCTACCCTGTGGTCTAGTTCAGGTGCTCTTGGATTGTGTGTTCCTCTTAGCCTGCGTGGTGTCCTGACCATACAGACCTGACATCGCCACCCATCACGCTCGAATACAGCAATGGGATTGATAGGTTCATAGACAACACCATACTTGCGGGCTCGGTGCCTGTGCTTCTTGACCTTGCCATGCAGCAGTACCTGGCCTGCCCTGGCTCGCTTCTTCCTGCACTTGAGACAGAAGCGTGTACCACTGCGCACCCCTACTATTGGGGTAGAACACTCGGCACACTCAACAGTATGTCTAGGCTTAAGTTGATATGCTGGTGCTACACATGCAGCACACAACATCCGCCTTGGCCCTACTGCAACCCCACACTTATTGCACTTCCTCACCACCACAGGCTTAGGCTTAACCAGTGATGCGGAACTACATTTCTTTGAACAGAACGTAACTCGGTCAGATCGCTTTGGCTTAAACGTACAGCCGCATTGTTTGCAGACTAGATCGGTATTTCTAACTGCATTGCGCTGTCTGAACTTTTGTCCTTCTGAGCGTTTTGCACCAAAAGACCTAAATCCTTCTGGTTTTTTGACTTTAGGAAATACAATATCAAAGATAGCCATCTTGATCCTCGCCCGATCATTTTGGTTAGAGCCGTAACAGTGTTTCTAGCACTGTTGCGGCTCGCCTGTTTCATGCCGTTGCGGCCCATGGGTGCAGTGGATCGGTAGGGTAGCCGTTCGCATCACACTTCCCACTTAGCATGCCTGGGTCGTTGGCCTGTTCACGTTCGAACCATTGATCGAGCAGCATCAGGTGCAGTGGTATGACCTTGGCCCTGGTAGGGTCGGACAGTATGCGTCTGCGTAGTTCATCCTTGGTGGGTATCAGCAGCACCATGTCATCAGGTGCTACATGCAGTTGCCTGCACCACCATGCACGCAAGGTAGGTGATGGTGCGAGCAGGATGACCCATGCCACATGATCGGCATCTGCACGTACCAGCGCACGCATGCGCCTGTTACGTTCATCCAGTACCTGCGCAACGTGACTACCCACCATGCTGGCACGATCATGCCCATAGCCTAGCTCTTTGGCGATGGCATCGAAGTCCAGGACGGTGTCGTGCGGTCCCTTGTGGGTAGCGACGTAACTGGACTTACCGCTTCCGACGGGACCGCATACCAGCATGACCCGACATCCTGGCTTTGGCAGGATAGGTCTTGCACGATTGACCTTTTCCAAGGTCTTGCCGGTACGGGGTTCAAGTTTGTTGTGGCAAGGTCGGCATAACGGAAGAAGGTTCAATGGTTCGGTCGCCAATGCTGGCGAGTGCTTCAATTCTTTTCGATGATGAACGTGAGCACCTCTGCCGAGGCCGACCAGCGATGTTTCGCAGTTGGAGCAGCGCCAACCGTAATCATGCAGGCATTGCCTGCGTGCAATGTCCCATTCCCTGGATTTGTAGAACGGATCGCATTTCATAGAAAAGACCCAGCTTGTGGATGCTGTTTTGTCCAGCATGGGTGCTGGTGTGGCCGGTTCGCGCTTAGAGCCCTTGGGCACAGCCTTGAACTGGGAAACCCTGACCACGCAGGCACCACATCTGGGTGATACCGGACGGGCAGGAACCTACACGTAGGGAAGCGGGGGATGCAAGCCTGTCCTAATGGACAATCAATCCTGTCTCGTCGCCAGTGCCTTGTCGATAAGGTCGGCCAGCCTGTGCAGTTCATCCCGCATCAGGCGGAAACTTTCGAAATCAGTTTCCTCTGGGATCAATTTCCCGGTTTTATCGCTTCGGATATCGAACATGCGTTCAAGCACATCCGCCACCACCACGGAATAAAACGGTTCATCAAAATCGCCGTCACCGTAAATATCGATGGTGAGGGGGTTAGGGTTGGCTGGCGCACCTTCAAAGCCGGCATCCAGCCGAAACCATGGAGAACAATCCACCGGAGCCGCCACACCATCGAACACCGCCTTTATTGCGCCTAATAATTCCAGCTTCAGTTGTTCTTTTTCATCGTCAATCATGACGCCATCACCATGTCGATCGGCAGCGTGTGGCGGATCATCCCGAACAGAACCTCGATCCGGCCTCTGGCGTCGATGCGATCCACGTCTGCGATCATGCCCGAGTAGACACCTCCGTCATCGACCCTGACCTGTTGGCCTGGCCTGAGACTGGTGTGGAACTTCCGGCCGCGGCGTTGGGAGGCGGTGAATTCCTCCAGTTCCAGTTGCTGGGTATGGTAGATCGCCATCACAGCGGCATCAGGAAGCGTTACGGGCTCGCCCTGTGCGTTTCGGAGAAGGTCCCGTACCCCACGAACCCCCAGCACGGCATCGACCCCAGCAGCCTCGCCAGCGCGCACGAACCCGTAGGACGGGAACATTGGGCGAACGACCAGGCGGGTAATGGCGCGGCCCTTGTGGATCCGGCCGGTGCGGACCCTGCGGCGCAGCACCGGGGTGAACATTTCCAGGCCGAGCTGGTGAAGGCGCCAGACGGTCGAGACTTCCTGCTGGGCGGCGGTCAGGACAACGTACCAGGCGCCGGTCATCGTTCGCGTGCCTTCCACGCCTGAAACAGGCTGTCGATGTCCCGCCAGATGCTCTGCGCGATCGACGGTTCGGCCAGGTCGCGGCGGGATGTGATCTCGCAGACCGCGCGCACCACCTCGGCGGCCATCTCCTCGTTTTCGATCTGCCGTGTCGTGAACCCGCTTTCCCGCAGGAATGCCCAGAACACCGGTTCCTTGCAACACAGCGCGGCTTGCGTGACCGCTGGCAGTTCGGACCAGGTTCGCTTGGCGTCGTTCATGCCGGTGTCTTCGACTTCAGAATTATTTCGTCCATTTCTGCGACCAGGGTTTTCATGGCGTCTCGCATGGCCAACAGTTTCTTGCCGAAATCTCCCTCATGGGAAAACATCTCGATCATCTCTATTTCAAGGCGCACCATCTTCATGAAATTGACTTTCCATCGCGGGCCATGGTCGCAATCATCATAGGCACCGAGCGGCGTAACTATGTACAGGTCGAGGCTGCTTGCAGTGGTGCCTTCCAGGGCAACATCCGCATCTTCCTCCAGCGCAATTTTAAGCGCCTTGTTGGCACAGTTCACAACGGCCTTTTCGAATACCTGGGAATAATCATCAAGATCGTCCTCCAGGTTCCAGGTCCGGATATCCACCTCGTTGTCAGGGCGATCCTCGTCACGAAACCTGTTTGCAATCGCTTTCACCACGTCGTCGCGTTTCATGCTGCCGCCGCCTTCTCGCCGTAGATGGTTTCCAGTTGCTCAATCCGGCTTTTGATTTCCTTGAGGAACGCGATCACCTCGGCTTCCAGTTCGGCAATCATCGCATCGTCGCGATACATGCGCCTGACGAACAGCCGCATGTGTTCCGGCATCCGTGGATCATACGAGATGAAATCGCACCATTGCCGGCCGGTGCATGCCATCTGAAACTGGATCTGGGTTTCGTATTTGCCAGGCACGGACTGGCCGAGCAGGGTTTCCAGATGGGTTGCTGTGTTCGGGCATTTGATTTCCACCAGCCCGTCGTCGCCGACCAGCCCGTCCGGCGAGCAGCCGACATCCGCGATCGTTGGATGCTCAACGAACGCCACCTGCTCGACGGTGACGCCGTGATAGAACTGGTAGGCGTTGCGCGCTTCCGGCTCGGTGTCGACGCCGTGCTGCATCGCCGGCGTCGTGAATGTGCTTTCAATGGGATGGCCGGTCAGTCGCTCGGCGATGATCTGCGCTGCATAGTTGGCGCGGCTGGCGCCGTAGCCGCTTTTGGTGCGCGCCACCACGTCGGCGATGCGGGAGGCGGTGGCTTTGCCGAGACGCAGGGCTTTCCACTGGTCCGATCCCTGGATGATTTCCTCGCTCATTTTGCCCTCTTTTTGTTGAGCGCAGCCACCGCGCGGTCGAAGTCCCTGGCCGCAATATTGGCCATGCCATCGACCTTGAAATACTTGCAGAAGGCTTCCTTGTCGGCACCCACCTCGTCGGCAAGATCAATCAGGTTGTCGAGCTGCTCCTGCGTGATGGCCTCACCGTCGCCGGCCGCCTTGCCGTCATCGTCGTTGCCGGCGGCAAGTCCGAGCATCTGCACCAGCGAATAGCGTTGCAGGTAGGTCAGCGTCGAGCCGATGGCCTGGATGGCGTTTTTGTTGCCCGACGTGTCGGCCGGTCCCGAGAGCGTGGTTTCTTCGCTGTGGCCGGCCTTGTGGCTGAGAATGCAGGTCACCGAGATCCGATCATTCTGCGTGGTGCGGAACCGGTAGCTCAGACCATGCGCACCGATGATCGGATCGACAACCTTGGCGATCGCCGCGAAGTCGGCATAGCGTTTGGCGTTGTGGCCGGCGACGTTGCGCTGGATCGGCGGGATCTCGCGCTTGGCTGCGGCAACTGCCTCGTCGAACGCTTTTCGCGCCTGGTTGGCATCCCAGCGTTCGTGCAGCGCCATCAGCTTCTCGATCATGGTCATGTCAGCGCCGGACATCACGGCGCGGTTGAGCATGTCCAGCGGCGTCACCGACGGCGCTGATCCCGCCGGTTCTTCCGGCGGGATTACGGAAACTTTCTGCAGCTTTTCGGTCATCGGTATTTCCTCGCTAAAGTTGCCAGAAGTTCGGGAGATGCAGCCAGATTTGTCCCCTTCGCTGGAGAGCCAACCGGCGTTTCCTCGGGTTCAGGCGGGGGTTTTTGGGGGTTTTCGGGGTTTTCCACAGGTGGAACCTCGCGCGCAGCTTCAGAAAAGGTAGAAGTTATATCTTTCTTCTCTAAAGTTGCTTCACCATGGCTATGCCGCGGCTTGACCGCGGCTTGACCATGGCTTGGCGGTGGCTTGGCCATGGCTATCCTTTCCGCTTTCCGTTTGGCCGCCTCGACGCCACCATTGTGGCCGGCCATGGCTTGCCTGATCCGTAGCTTTTCCGCCTTGGCAATCTCTGCCGTCGCGCGCTTGTTCTCTCCGTTCTCGTCAAAATAGCCAGCCACCAGCGGAGCCAATTGCTTGCGCCACCGCTGAACCGGAACCTTGCAGATCGCCGCGCGGCTGGCATCGTTGGTCGGGATGCGTCCGTGCGTCCAACAATGCTGCAGCAACAGGAAGTAGGCACCATGCCCTTCCAGCGGCAACTGCATGGTGTCGCGCTGGTAGTCAGCCATGTGGAAGGCGATGAAGGGCAGAGCCATTGTGCTGTGAGCCTAGGTTGGAGGTGATGACGGTCAAGAGAATGACCGTCATCGTTTGTTGTGGTTTGATCACATAGAGAGTTGGATCAAACCGGCTTTCTTCATCCTGGCCAACTCACCACGCGCCATGCTGTAGCCACTTCGCTTGCCAGTTTCCTTACGGCCGTACTCTGGCTTCCAATGCGCCTTGCCTTCTTTGTAAGCGCCTAGCGTAAACTGCCGATTGAACAATTCTGGATGTTGTTTCACAATTGCCTTGCTTGGATCTTTATCGTTCAGATCAACATATTTTGCATAGTTATGACGATAGCGGACACATTCAGCCGGCTTGCCGCCAGTGATTTTGGTCACCACCAGCGCGACAGACTTTGTAAAAGAAACGTAAAGTGCCGGATGGCCGAAACAGTCTTTGTTGTTCTTTGCCGTGTTCGATAAATGACAACCAATAGATAGGCCGGGTTCGCCTTTCATGGCATGTTCAACCGTCCCATTTAGTTTAACCGGCTTGGTCGCGTTCCGCACCTTAAGCGTCCAATACAAACGCTCGCCGGTTTCTGCATTCAGCCCGTAATAGAGCCGCGTTGTTTTGCGTGTCATGGGTTAGCCCTCTGTCACCTACTGGCGACTGTTGTGGTGATGGAAGCTAGAGCCGTCGCGGCTTCCCTCATCAGCGTTTTGATATGCGACGGACATTCAAATTCTTTCCAACCGCTAAAATGCTTGTCCCAATAGGGTCGTATCGCGATGATATCGCCGCAGAGATTGGACAAACTGAACTGCCATTGCTCCTCGCGCGTATCACCTTCCCCATCATGATGTGTTGCTGTTTTGATACTATTATCACCGCTACGTAGCGGTGATTTCTTTTTAGCTCTGGATTTTTTGACCGACGTACGTTTGCGCTCTCGCTGTTTTTCAACAGTTTCGTCACCATCAACCAAGCGCATCAATTCGCTAGCACGTTGCTGACTGCGACCCACCTTCTTCAAGGCTGGCAACCATTTCCCGCCCTGTTCTTTTACTTGAAGCTTCAATTCGACCAGTAGTTTTCCTGTTCGGATATACCAGTCATCCGCATCGGCTTTTTTCTCATCGGCGCGATCCCACGCCGCCTTTGCTTGTTGTGCCAGAGCGTTGATGCTTTGCGGTTTCAACGGGATAATCACAGCAGATTGCTTGAGCATTTTTCTAACTCCTTTTCACTTTGGACACGATCATACCAACGCCTTCACCGTAACGCGCCCCTTGGCCCAGTGATGCGGGCACCAGGACCGCTCGTTCTCGGTCGGCAGCCCGCAGTAGAAGTAAGGCGGCTGGTCCTCGACCTTCCCCAGCGGCCAGCTGCAGACGCCGGGGCGCAGATGGTAGATCGTCACCGGGGTTAGCGGTGGCGGCGGCTCAACCGGCGCGATCGGCACGTCGGCCACGCGCCGGACCCGGACAGGCTTGGGCATCGGCTTCTCCTTGATCCTGATCGGCGATGGCCGGCCCACCAGCCCGAGCCGGTGGCAGCGGCCGATCACCGCGTTGCGGGTGAGATCCAGCTTGAATTCGCGGTTGATCTTGCCCGCGATCGCGCTCATCGACAGCGAAGCCGTGCCGCCGCGCTCGTACAGCTCGCGCAGCCGCTCGTTGATGCCGGGGATAAGCCAGGGACCGGGGCGTGGCATCACGCTTGCACCTCCGCGAACATCCCGGCATCACCACGGATGCGGCGTTCAGCCATCGCGGCATAGTCGGGATTGAGTTCGATCAGGAAGGCATCACGGCCAAGACGGTCAGCAACAAGCCCGGTTGTGCCAGCGCCGCCGAATGTGTCCAAAACAGTGCCGCCTTTCGGACAGCCAGCCATGATGCACGGCTCGATTAGCGCGGGCGGGAAGGTCGCAAAATGCGCTTCGCTGAATGGCTGTGTGGCTACTTCCCAAACGCTGCGGCGGTTGCGGGTGCCGTTTCCAATACCGTATTCGTTACCGCTTTTAGTTCGGTGTTCTGATGCATCGCTGTCGCCATACTTCGCCCCGCCAAACCGTGGCGGTACAGCCTTCATGTTGCCATTTGTTTTACCGGGAACGCGCTCACTGCCGATCTGCTGATCTAATGTTGATTGGCTCAATCGTGAGATTGTTGAAGCCGTCACTGGCTCGCTGATAGCCGCCGCATCGTAAAAATACCGCGCGCTCTTGCTCATCAGGAAAATGTATTCGTGCGCCTTGGTGCAGCGGTCGGTGACGCTCTCCGGCATCGGGTTGGGCTTCGACCAGATGATGTACTGGCGCAGATACCAGCCATCAGCCTGTAGCGCGAAGGCAACGCGCCAAGGGATGCCGATCAGGTCTTTGTGTTTTAGACCAATGCCGCTGGCGTTCCTATGCGCCATATAGTTGGCGTGACGGTTCTTCTCAAAGTCTTTTGGCCCGCCACTTCTCCCCCTGTGTGCGGCGTCGTCTCCCTTACCGGAAACGCCGCCAGCCAATGTTTCAGCGGGCATATTCGTGCCGCCACGTTGCGCCGCGTAGCTGTCCCCCAAATTAAGCCACAGCGTCCCATCGTCCCGCAGCACGCGCCGCACATCGCGGAACACAGCAACCATCTCGGCCACGAATGCGTCAGGCGTTGCCTCTAGCCCGATCTGGGGATCATGATGTATTGCGCCGCACCGACACGTTCCGCCTTCACGCCACCGCCCGTTTTTCAACCTCTCTTTATTGGCTTCTCCCCGTTGCGAAAAAGCGCCCGACGAAGAAACCGCAGCCGTTTTCTCTGTGTAATATCTTTCGTCACCCTTATGATCGCACGCTGGATCTCCACCTTTCCACGTTCTGGTTCCGTAGTCCCGCAACCCGAAGTAAGGCGGGGACGTGACGCAGCAATGCACGGACTGGTCGGGCATCGTGCGCAGAACCTCGCGGCAATCGCCTTGGCGGATGGTGATTGTCACGGCGTCGGGTTCTCGTGCTTGCCGCCGGCCAGGAATTCGCGATGGGCTTCCAGCACGCGCTCCCCGTATGCTTTTGTTCTGGCGGTAGCATCATCGAGCATCTGGGCGTGCTGATCGACGTGGGTCCTGATTTCCTCAACCAGGATTTTGACGCTGTCGAGCAGAGCCTGGGCTTCGTGGAGATTGTCCTCGGCTCCCCGGATCAGGGATGCGCCCAACTGCTCGGCAATGGCGGCAAACGCATAAAGGCTATCGCTGTTGGCCGGCTGTGTTTCGTCGTTCATCGTGCTTTTCCTAATGTTAGCGACAACGCCATGATTTTCCTCTGATCGTTTTTTTGAGCCCGTGCCTGGTGCAGATGTTGGCCGCTGCCGTCTGCACGCGCGGCTGTTTCGGTTGCTCCAGCCTCGGCCAGACGCCGGGACCGCTGTCCTCGAGATCCAACAGCAATGCTGCCCTTGCCAGCGTGCCGGGGTCGGTCAGGTCGATCATGCCGCCGACCATGCTGTTATTGTTGATGCGGTATGCGAGTTTCAGGGCCGCGACCTTGTCGGCCTCGCTGGGATCGGCGAGCGCCAGGGACGGGAACAGCAGGGCTGCAGCGACCAGCAAACGTTTCACGTGAAACACTCCAGGGG